AATGCGAGTAAAGTGAACAATGACAATATTATCGACATCACTTCGAGATTATCGAATGATAAAGAACCAGAATGAGTCTTATCTTGGAAACCCTAACGTCAAGCGCGATGGTGTAGTACAAGAGTGGACAAACGAAGCGGTATCTGAATACGCAAGGTGTATGAACGATCCGGTATACTTTGCGACAAAGTATTGTAAAGTTATTTCTCTTGATCGTGGTCTAGTTAACTTCGAGCTATATCCATATCAAGAAAAAATGTTTAATCACTTTAACGACAATCGATTCAACATCGTTCTTGCGTGTCGTCAGTCAGGTAAGTCAATCTCGTCTGTTGCTTACCTTCTTTGGTACGCGATCTTTAAGTCAGAAAAGACTATCGCTATACTTGCTAACAAAGGCGCAACTGCTCGAGAGATGCTTGCTCGAGTCACTCTGATGCTCGAGAATCTCCCTTTCTTTCTACAGCCAGGGTGTAAGGCCCTCAACAAAGGTAGCATTGAGTTTAGCAACAACTCAAGAATCATTGCTGCTGCAACATCTGGTTCTTCGATTCGTGGTATGTCTGTTAACTTATTGTACCTTGACGAGTTTGCGTTTGTTGAAAGAGCAGCTGAGTTCTACACCTCAACTTATCCCGTTGTTTCATCTGGTAAAGATACAAAGGTAATCATTACGTCAACAGCAAACGGTATCGGCAATATCTTTCATAAGATATGGGAAGGTGCTGTACAAGGGACAAACGAGTTTAAACCATTCCGCGTGGACTGGTGGGACGTTCCTGGTCGAGATGAAGCGTGGAAAAAGCAAACAATCGCTAACACGTCTCAGCTACAGTTTGACCAAGAATTTGGGAACACTTTCTTTGGGACTGGTGATACACTGATTCACGCTGAGACTCTCTTATCACTTCGTCGTAAAGATCCAATCATGGTAACAAAAGAAGGCGTGAAAATATACAAAGAAGCGATTAAAAATCACGACTATGTTATGATGGTTGATGTTGCGAAGGGAAGAGGTCAGGATTATTCAACATTTAATGTGATCGATATTAGCGTCTCGCCATTTGAACAGGTTGCTGTATATCGCAATAACCTTATCTCTCCTTTGCTCTTCCCAAATATTATTTATAAATTCGCCATGTCCTATAACAAAGCCACTGTTGTGATTGAATCAAACGATGCCGGACAAGTTGTGTGTAATGGTTTATATCATGACCTTGAGTACGAGAACATGTTCGTTGAGTCTCAAGTAAAATCAAACGCTCTTGGTTTAAACATGAATCGAAAAGTTAAGAGAATTGGTTGCTCATCGTTTAAAGATATTCTTGAGGAAAGAAAACTTGACATCGTAGACGAAGACACGATTCTTGAGATATCAACCTTTGTTGCAAAAGGTCAGTCATACGAAGCGTCTGATGGTAACCACGACGACTTAGTAATGAACTTTGTTTTGTTTGGCTACTTTGCGAGTACTTCATTCTTCTCAGAGCTGACTGACATTAACATTAAGCAAATGATGTATGAACAGAGAATGCAAGAGATTGAAAACGACACTCTACCGTTTGGATTTATTGACGATGGTCTTTCAAACATACCACAGAAAGTAGAAGACCATCCATGGGCCGTTGACTACGAACCTCATTTTTAAATAATTATAAATAGTTCTAAGTGAATATACGTATTATGTCGACATATAATTAGAACACTGGAAAAGGAAACGGTTATGGCCATTTTTACACCTTCCGAATCACCAGCAATTGTCACTAGAGAGATTGACCTTACAGGTGTTGTGCCTAACGTTCAATCAACTACTGGTGCATTTGTCGGTAATTTTCGCTGGGGCCCTGTAGAGCAAGCTACTCTTATTGCTGATGAAGCTCAGCTTGCTTCTGTATTTGGTGCGCCTAGTGACAGCGATGCAATTGACTTCTTGTCAGCATCGTACTTCTTAAAATATTCAGGCTCACTTCAAACCATTCGCATGGTTGATAGTGATGCTCTTAATGCAACCGATACTACTGAAGGCGCAAATCCACTCGTAAAGAACTTGGACGACTTCAATTCTCAAGAAGCAACACTGAGTGGAAATCAAATCTTTGTTGCTAAGTATCCTGGTGCATTAGGTAATAGTCTCTTAGTCTCAACATGCCCAGCATCAACAGGTGACTCAGCGTTTGATAACTGGTCATACACTGGAGACTTTGGTACAATTAATATTAACACAGCATTTGATGCTGCTCCTGGCACTTCAACTTTTGCAGCGTCTGTTGGTGCAACAAATGATGAAATTCACGTTGCGATCATCGATGAAGATGGTTTGATTTCTGGTACAAGAGGTGCTGTACTCGAAACATTCCCATACTTATCACTTGCTTCAAATGCGAAGAACACTGACGGTACAACAAACTTCATCAAAGATGTTGTTAATAATCGTTCATCCTACGTTTGGATGGCTGGTTTTGGTAACGATAACTTTGACAGTGATGCTGGTACTTCAGCAATCGCAGGTAAAAACTTTGCTACAAGTAATGCAAATGTACGTTCTGCTCCGTTCACTGGAGGGGCTAACTCAAGTGCACTTGGTGTAGATGAGTATGCCAACGGTTTTGATCTTGTAGAAGATAAAGACACTATTACTGTTGACTTCCTAATCGCACCTGGTATGAACTCTCGTGTCGATCAGACAACTGTTGTTAATGATCTTGTAGCAATCGCTCAGCAAACACGTAAAGATTGTGTTGTTGTAACTTCACCTGCACGCACTGACATTGTTAACAGCAACACACCGGTAACAAACGCAGTTACAACCGGTGCAACATTCACTCAGTCTTCATACCTAGTTATGGATAACAACTACCTCAAGGTATATGACAAGTACAACGACAAGTATCGCTTCATTCCTGCAGCGTCTTCAACTGCTGGCATCATGGCAGCTACAGACCTCAACGCAGCACCTTGGTTCTCACCAGCTGGTCAGCGTCGCGGTCAGTACCTTGGCATCACTGCTCTGTCATACACACCAACAAAGTCTGAGCGTGATACTCTGTATAAAGCAGGTATTAACCCAATCGCAAATATCCCTGGACAGGGTGTTCTGCTTTATGGTGACAAGACCAAACTAGCAAGACCATCAGCGTTTGATCGCATCAACGTTCGTCGTCTGTTCCTAGTCGTAGAGAGAGCGATTGCAGCTGCAGCTCAAAACACTCTGTTCGAGTTCAACGACGAATTCACCAGAGCAGAGTTTGTTAATATCGTCGAGCCATTCCTCAGAGAAATCAGAGGTCGTCGTGGTATCACCGACTTCCGTGTCGTGTGTGACGAGACTAACAACACTCCAGCTGTTATCGATCGTAACGAATTTATTGCAAGCATCTTCATCAAGCCTGCACGTTCTATCAACTACATCACACTCAACTTTGTAGGTGTTAGAACTGGCGTAGACTTTGAAGAAGTTGTTGGCACTGTATAATAGCGTCAAAGGAGAAATAACATGGCTATTCTAGGCGTAGACGATTTTAAGTCCAAGCTAAGAGGTGGTGGCGCTAGACCTAACCTATTCAAAGCAACTATCAACTTCCCTGCCTACGCGGCCGGGGATGTTGAACTCACTTCATTCCTTTGCGAAGCTGCTCAGCTACCAGGCTCAACAATGGGTACAATTATTGTTCCATTCCGTGGCCGGCAGGTGAAGTTAGCTGGAGACCGTACTTTCGAGTCATGGACTCCAACTATCATCAATGACACTGACATGTCTGTCCGTAACGCAATGGAACGCTGGATGAACGGTATGAACGCACACAGCGCAAACACCGGCTTAACTAATCCAGTCGACTATGAAGCTGACCTTGTGGTTGAGCAACTTGACAGAGATGGTTCAACACTCAAGACATATAACTTCCGTGGTTGCTTCCCAACAGCAATTGCACCAATTGACCTTGCGTACTCAACTACAGATGAAATCGAAAGATTCACTGTCGAGTTCCAAGTACAATACTGGGAAAGCAATACCACAAGTTAATGAATAAATACTAAAGTGAAGAGGGAGAAATCTCTCTTCACTCTAAATTTTTCAAGGAATAATTATGGCAGACGACGCATTTAAATTATTTGGTTTTGAAATTCGCAGAGCAAAATCTGCTGAAAAAGATCAGAAAAACCGTGAGTCAATCGTCCCACCAACTGACGATGACGGTGCGGGCTATGTCACGTCTTCTGTTTCTGGACACTATGGTCAATACGTTGACATTAATGGTGACCAAGCAAAAGACAATCATCAACTAATCATGAAGTATCGTGGTATCGCGATGCATCCAGAAGTTGACATGGCGATTGAAGATATTGTAAACGAAGCGATTGTTTCAGGCGGAAAAGACCAAGCGATTGAAATCATCCTTGACGACGTTGAAGCACCGGACAATATTAAAAAACAAATCACAGAAGAATTTAACAACGTGCTTTCACTATTGAATTTCAGTGAACACGGCCATGACATGTTCCGCAGATGGTACGTTGATGGAAGATTATATCATCACTTAATCGTTAATGAGAGCAATCCAAAAGCTGGTATCGTTGAAGCAAGATATATCGATTCAACAAAGATTCGTAAAGTCAAAGAGATTAAGACGAAAAAAGATCCAGTCACTGGTGCAAAGATCATTGAAAAAGTAGATGAGTACTACATCTATCAAGAAAAACCAGGTGAACAAACATCTGGTATCAAGATCACGAATGATTCAGTTTCGTACGTCACTTCCGGTCTTCTTGATGAAGCACGTAGAAAAGTAGTCTCACACCTACACAAAGCGATTAAACCAATTAACCAGCTAAGAATGATGGAAGACTCACTTGTCATCTATCGTCTAGCTCGTGCTCCAGAACGTCGTATTTTCTACATTGATGTCGGTAATATGCCTAAGGGTAAAGCCGAAGAGTATATGCAGAACATCATGGCGAGATATCGTAACAAGCTTGTGTATGATGCAAACACTGGTCATATTAAAGATGATCGTAAGCATATGTCAATGTTGGAAGACTTCTGGTTGCCAAGACGAGAAGGTCGTAGTGGTACTGAAATCACGACTCTTCCAGGTGGTGACAACCTTGGTCAGATTGATGATATTATATACTTCCAGAAACGTGTCTATCGTGCACTCAACGTACCTATCAATCGTCTAGAGCAAGAAGCACAATTTTCTCTTGGTCGTTCGACAGAAATTTCAAGAGATGAGATTAAGTTCCAAAAGTTCATTGACAGACTTCGTAAAAGATTCTCGTACCTTTTCATTGATCTTCTTAAGAAGCAACTTATCTTAAAGAACATTATCACTGAAGAAGATTGGGAAAAGTGGAAGTACTACATTAATGTTGACTACGCTCAAGACAATCACTTCGCTGAACTAAAAGACACTGAGATTCTTCGTGAAAGAATTCAAACTCTCGATCAGATCAATCAGTACGTTGGTGAATACTTCTCAAGAGAATGGGTGATGAAAAACATCCTGCATTACAGTGACGAAGATATTGACACGATTGGTAAGCAGATTAAAGATGAAACACCTGATGAAGGTGAAGAACCTGCGCCTGAACCAGAACAAAATCAGTAACACTTTGAAATTTTATTTTATATAAATAAATCCAAATAGGAGAAAAAGATGACCAGTATTGAAGATTTTATTAATGCAGTCGTTGACAAAAATTATGCGAAGTCAAATGAAATGTTCTCTGACTTGATTGGTCAAAAAATTGATCATGCTCTTGACGCAGAAAAAATTGCTATGGCAAACGTCATGTTTAATGACGTTGATCCAGATGAAGACTTCGACGTTAGTGATGAAGACTTAGAAGAGTTCTTAGACGAAGA